TAAAAAGAGATGAGATATTTCAAAGGGGGAAAGCGCGATAAATCGGGGATAATTAGAAGAAGAAAGAGGATAGGAAGGGACGGCGCTGAAAATTCTTTTCACCCTGTGAAAATGAAAAGCCGGGCAATATCTAAAATATTTTAATTACTTCCCCTGATTAAATGCGGGCATCATGCCTGCATGTTTGAATCAAACTTACCCCTTATCCCGGCCAATGTCGCCCGCTCAATCAACTTGATTGTTGTGCATTGCAGCGCAACGGCCAGCGGGCAACGTATTGACCGCGCCGGAAAAAACGCCGCCCAGGTGATTGATGAGTGGCACCAAGCCCGCAACTTCAACCGTGTCGCCTGGGCAAAGTCTAACTTTAACCCACACCTGCACGCTATTGGATACCACTATGTCATAGACATAGACGGCACCATTTTAACAGGCCGCAGCCTGAATGAAACCGGCGCACATGCCCAGGGTTTCAACCGTATGAGCATTGGCATCTGTCTGATTGGCGGGGCCGAGCGTGAAGCTCACTACACACTCAACCAGTGGGACTCGTTGGCGCTCCTGGTCAAGCAGCTTGCGGGTCGTTTTAAGGTGCCGCTGCAGATGCCACAGCGGCTGGATAACCAGACTATTCGCGACGGGGTTTGCGGACACCGTGACCTGTCACCAGACCGAAACGGTAATGGCCTCATTGAACCGTTTGAGTGGCTAAAAACCTGCCCTGGCTTCAGCGTTGAGGAGTGGCTGACTTGTGGGCTTAGCCCGTTACGGCACCATCTTTACATGGGGCAAGTATGAAGCCATGCCGCAAGCCTCAGCTAATCAGCAACTGGCGCGACTCCTGGCGCATGTCTTCTGTGCAGGCAGCGGCTTTGCTGGCCCTGCTGAATGTCATTAATGCGGAAATCCTCCCGCTGCTTCACTTCACTATACCGCCAAGCTGGATGAACTGGCTTAATGCTCTGCTGGGTATTGCCATCATTGTGTTGCGGCTTGTCCTGCAGCCGCCGCTAGCAGTCGGCCCTGAAAAAAGGGAGCCCCCGCCATGACGAAACTAAAGCTTATATTATCCGGCGGCCTGGCAGTAGCGCTGATTGCCGCGCTGCTGCTTTTGCGCTGGCACTGGATAGGTGTGGGCGAAGAGCGTATCCAGGCGAAGTGGGACGCGCAAGTACAGCAGTTACAAACAGCAGCGGCAAAGCATGAGGCTGATCTGTTAAAACAAATCCGCACGCAAGAATCCCAACTTAACAAAACCAATGAGAGGATCAATCTTGATTATGCACAACGTGAGGGCATTGCCGTTATTCATTCTGATGCTGCCACTGCTGCTAACAACAGCCTGCAGCAGTCTATCACCAGTGCCGCCGGTCATCGTGGATTGCCCACCCCCGGCCAGGATTCCTGCACCTGCGCCGCAGCTTATGCAGATGCCGCTAAAGCCAGGGAGCTACTCGGACGATGCAGCGCAGAATATACGGCACTGGCAGCTACAACTGATGGGCTTGCCAATCAAGTTATCGGACTGCGGCAATACGCTGTCATGTGTCAACGGAGGGAGTGAATAATGTTGGAACATGTACCGCTCATACTTCAGGTCATTTCCGCAATCGTTGCCCCGCTGTTGACAGCGGCATTTGCCTGGATAACAAATTCTCTGCGTAAGACCAATCAAAAAATGGAAGATTTGGAAAAGAATTTCAATGAAACCAGATTACGCGATGCTGAAAAACTTGGAGAGCTGGCAAAGAGCATCAGCGCCATGGAGGCAACGCAAAGGACGATAAGCGTATCGCTGAACCGGATTGAAAACTACTTGATGAAATACGACAAATGAGTAGCTTTAAACAATACATGGCTGAAGAGCGCCGGGCCAGAATCCTTCAAGCGCTTCTCAACAGCGGGGGCTATACCGCAGGTGAAAGCATGCTGGATGTGTTCCTGGCTGCTTGTGGACACAAAATCTCTGCAAGTCAGCTCAGGGCTGATCTGGCATGGCTTGCAGAGCTTGAATTAATCCGGGTGAGAGTGGTTGAAGGCACAGACATGCAACTTGCTACCTTGACACGTTACGGGCAGGATGTAGCTGAAGATCGTACCACTGTGCCTGGCGTAAAACGTCTCGGCGCTGAAATCTGAGGTATGGAGAATGGCAAAACGTGGTGTTAAATCCAGCATTGACCGGCTTGATAAAAGGCTTTTGGATGTCATCAATGAAATGCTCAGAGATGGTCATACCATTGATGAAATGGTCGGCAAGCTTCAAGAGCTGGGCGTTAAAGTATCGCGCTCGGCCATGGGGCGCTATACAAAGCGGGCAAATGAGCAGCTTCAGAAATTAAGAGAAGCCACAGAAGTAGCACGTTATTTTGGCGATGCACTGCGGCAAAACCCAGACAGCGACATCAGCCACATGTTGCAAGATCAATTGCGCATCTCTGTATTTAACCAGCTCATGCACATCAATGATAATGACGACAAGGCCAACACAGAAGAATTGATGTTTCTCTCGACCACTATCAAGAATCTGGCTGCAGCGACAAAGGCCACGATTGATATTGCGCAGCTGCGTAAGAAAATCCAGGCCGAGGCCCAGGCTGCAGCCCGAAAAGTCACAGCAGAAGCCAAAAGAGCCGGGCTATCTAAGGAAAGCATAGACAGCATTAAAGCTGAAATCCTGGGCATCGGGAGGGCTTGAGCATGAAGCTGCGCCCGCCGCCATCTGTCATTACCCCGGCCATCAAGGATTATGCCCAGGCCATTGACTATAAAGAAAGTCAGCGTGCGCCGGATGTATTCATGCCCTATCAGCAGCGCTGGGTGGCAGATGATGCCGACGTTAAAGTTATTGAAAAAGGCCGCCGCATTGGTATCAGCTGGGCTGAAGCTGCTGACGCGGTACTTACAGCCGCAGCCGGTTACTATGCTGGCGGCATGGATGTTTGGTACGTTGGTTACAACAAGGATATGGCCGTTGAATTTATCCTTGATGCGGCACAGTGGGCCAGGCACTTTAATGAGGCTATCAGTGATTTTGAGTGCAATGAAGAAATATTCCAGCAGGATGATGAGAAAAAATCTGTCCTGACATTCAGCATCAAGTTTGCCAGCGGCAACCGCATCACGGCTTTATCATCAGCGCCAGCCAACCTGCGCGGCAAACAGGGGCTTGTCATCATTGACGAGGCGGCATTCCACCCTGACCTCAAAGAGCTGTTAAAGGCCGCCTTTGCATTGCTGATATGGGGCGGCAAGGTGCATATTATCAGCACCCACAAGGGCATTGACAATGCGTTTAATGAACTAATTGAAGACATCCGGGCAGATAAAAAGCCCTACAGCCTGCACCGCGTCACGTTTGATGATGCTATCCAAGAGGGCTTGTATGAGCGCATTTGTCTGCGCCTTAAAAAGAACTGGTCATTGCAAGGCCAGCGTGAGTGGATTGCAAAAATCAGGGCCATTTACCATCCTAATGACGCTGAGGAGCTGGACTGCATACCCAGCCAGTCTACAGGTTCATACTTCAGCCGTGCCCTGATTGAAAGCCGCATGAGTGCAGACTATCCGGTATTCAGGTTATCACTGCCTGATAACTTTGAACAAAAACCGGCGCAGGATCGCTGGGAGCATGTGCAAAACTGGTTGGAAGATAACCTGCTGCCAATCATCAAAGCACTGCCACAGTCTTACAGCAGTTATTACGGCATGGACTTTGCCCGCAATCTTGACCTGTCCGTCATCTGGCCGTTGCTTGAGCAAACCAATTTAAAACACTATACCCCCTTCACCGTAGAACTTCGCAATGTGCCTTTTGAACAGCAAAAGCAGGTATTGCATTTTAACTGTGACAACCTGCCTAATTTCAGAGGCGGGGCAAACGACACCCGCGGCAATGGTCAATGGCTGGGGGAAGTCACCGCACAGAAATATGGGTTTGAGCGCATCCTGCGTGTGATGATCACGCAGGAATGGTACCGCGAAGCGATGCCCCCCTACAAGGCTGCATTTGATGATGCAGAAATTCTCATCCCTAAAGACTCCTATATTCTAGACGATCATCGCGCAGTGAAACTGGTGGGCGGTGTAGCACGTGTGCCGGACGGCGCAAAAACCAAAGATGTAACCGGTAAGCGCCACGGCGACAGCGCCATTGCCGGGTGCCTGGCACTGTATGCAGTAAAGCATTGTGCCTTTGAATTTGATTTTGAAAGCGACGGTGAGCGCCAAGAAATTAAAGAATATGAAAGTTATCGCAACCATGGCTAGACAAAGCAGACGATTGAAAGCACGGCAACAAAAGCTGCAACAGCCGCAGCCGTTTATCTCATTTGAAGAATACAGTGCGCTTGAAAATGATCTGCAAAACGCCATGCAATATTTTGGTGTGGAGCTTGCCAACCGCAGGCGCGACCCTTATGAGATCAATTTCAAAGGCATTATTGAATCGGCTGACCCGCTGGTACGGGAAAAAAACTCAACACCTTATGATCTGTACAGCGACCTGATGCGTGATGGCAAGGTATTGAGCTGTTACAACAAACGCGCCAGCACTTTAACCGCCTACCCCTGGCAGGTTGTACCTGTTGACAAGAACAGCGAAAAAGGGAAACAGGATGCGCAGATAATCACTGAAATATTCAAGCAGATAAATTTTGATCAAATATGCAAAGGCTTGCTGGATGCCGTCATTATTGGCATGAGTGTTGCGGAGATCATCTGGAATTATAAAGATGGTTATGTTGTGCCTGAGCGCATTGTCAAAAAATCTCAGCGCCGCTTCCGTTATGTGGATGTTGACGAAAACGAGCCACCGCAACTAAGGTTGATCACTACCCGCAACATGCTCCAGGGTGAACCATTGCCGGAAAAGAAATTCATTGTGCACCGGCATGGCTTGCTAGATGATAACCCCTACGGACAGGGGCTGGGCCTGCAGCTTTTCTGGGCGGTATTTTTTAAGCGTTGCAGTATTATTGCCTGGTCAAAAATGAATGACCGTTTCGGTATGCCTGCGGTGTGGGGCAAGTATCCACCTAACTCTGGGCGGGAGGTTCGGCAAAAACTGCTTAAAGCGATTAAGGCGTTTAGTACCGATACCAGCATTGTGACAACAGACGGTACACAAATACAGTTGCTTGAGGCTTCATTGAGCGGCAATGTCACCAGCCATAAAACACTATGCGAATATTGTGATAACTGGATTGCCGCTGTACTCACTGGAGAAAACAGCCTGATCAACTCAGGCGGTGCGCTAGCAGCTGCTGCAGTTGAACGGCGCAGCCTGCTGCTTGACTATGTGCAAGATGACAGCGACCAGTTGAGTGACACGCTTAATACTTCGCTCATGCCCTGGTTGTGTGAGTTTAACGGATTTGAGCCTTGCTTGGTATCACGTCAGATTGTTGAAGAAGAAGACCTGGATAAACAGGCTGATATAGACACAAAACTTTATGCAATGAATTTTAGGCGCACGCTGGCGAGCGTCATTGAAATTTACGGTGAAGGCTATGAAGAAGCCCCGCAGGCAAACAGCTATGGCAACAACCCATACTCAAGCCTGGGCGGATTTAACAGCTTGACAGCGAGTTTTGCTGAAGCACAGCGCCGCGATGGCGTGGAGCTCATTGACAAGCAGGTGCAGGACATGAGCGCAGATGATCTGCAGGACATCATGTCTGGCATCATTCAACCGATGCTGAATGCCATTAACAGCAGCAGCAGCTATGAAGAAGCCTTGGCTGCTTTTCAAAACCAGCTTCCTAAAGTTGACAGTACGCAGCTGGAAGCGATGCTGGCGCAGGTTATGTTTGGTTCACAGTTGCTTGGCCGTGGTATTGAAAATTAAAAGGAGTTCGATATGAAAGCGTTTGAAGATGCTGTGCTATATACATTCTTGGTGCTTTTGATTTTAGGTGTAACAGCAGGCATTCAAATTACATTCATTGTTTTAAAAATTTTGAGTGTAATTGCATGGCCGTGGACAGTGGTGTTTTCTCCAGCGTTAATTGTTTTATCAATTGCATATCTAGCGGCAACAGTTAGTTATTTAAATAACAGGATGTATTTACGAAACCTCAATAAAAAGTATCTGCATCAGTTCGACAATAGGCCAAAACATTAGCATGGCAACTGCAGCAGCATCACAGCTCCAGGCGCTTTTTGGTATGCCGCCTGAGCAGGCGATCAAGTACCTGGAAAGCAAAGGCTATGCAATCACCTTTGACTGGTACGACATGCTGCGCAGCTCACACAGCCGCGCCTTTACGGTTGCCAAAGCCACCAGCCAGGACGTGCTACAGGCCATTCGCAGCGAGCTGGAAAAGGCACTGCGCCAGGGTCTGACGTTTGAGCAGTTTAAAGCCAGGCTGCAGCCGCGCCTGGTAGAGATGGGCTGGTGGGGTAAAGCGCCGGTGCTGGATGCTGCAACGGGTGAACTCGCTACGGCCACGCTGGGCACAGTCAGCCGCCTGCGTACAATCTTTCAAACCAACATGGCTACCGCTTACAGCGCGGCCCGTTATCAACGCATTGAAGACAACAAGCAGGCCCGGCCTTATCTCATGTATGTGGCCGTTATGGATGGCCGCACACGGCCTGAACATGCCGAGTTGGACGGTAGAGTGTTCCACGTAGATGACCCGATCTGGGATACCATCTTTCCGCCCAATGGCTGGGGCTGTCGCTGCCGGGTCATTGCATTGACTGCTGAGGAAGTGCGGCGCATGGGCCTGCGTGTTGAAAGCAGCACAGGCTCGCAGATGATTGAAGTCCCTGTCAACAAAGACGGCGATACTGTCCAGGTGCAGTCTGTTCAGGTGTTGGGCCGCAACGGCAAGCCGATATGGTTCAGGCCAGACCCCGGCTGGGACTACAACCCCGGCAAGGCATGGCCTGCTGAAGAACCTGTCTGAGGTATTTGCAGATGGCTACCTTTAAAGTTGAAATCCAGACACAAGGCCAGCAACTACTCAATCAAGTAGTATCCAGGCTGGGCGATGCAACGCCCGTGATGCGTGAAGTCGCTGGCATGTTGGAAACGACAACGCAGCTCAATTTCCGCAATCAGGGCCGCCCGCGCTGGCTACCATTGAAGGACAGCACCAAAAAGGAACG